TATTTAACAATCCAATCATGCAGATTCTGTTCAACCCTATTGGCACTGTAGGTAAAGCCTTCGCTGGTCGTTTCCACGATGGTGGTATGATCCCAGGACCAAGAGGTGCTGAAGTACCTATCATTGCACAGGCTGGAGAGTATGTACTTCCTGCTGATGTAGTACAGGGCATTAAGAACGGTTCAGGCGCTTACCAGGGGCCATCAAATGTAGACAACTCAAAGATTAACAATATAAATGTTAATATAAGTAATGGTGGTGGTATGGATACCAGCCAGTTTGGTATGCAGAATATGTTGGCTAACTTCTTAACACAATACTAATGGTTTTTCAAAATTATATAATCCTTGATGGTATCAGGTACGATTACGAAAGCGGTTCGTGGAATAAGACAGTACCTATTAAGTCTAGTAGGAATACTACCCAGACACAAGCAGCCTTTCAATACATTGGGCTAGACCGCCCTAGCCATAGGATCACCCTTATCATGCAGTCAGCCCTCACCATTTGGGGTGTAACTACAGTGGGTGAGACTCAACTCAATAGCTTTATAACAACATTATCCAAGGTTGGTAGCTCAATGCCTGTGTTATTCGTTGATCCAACAGGAGTAACCCAACAAGTAGTCCCTTTTGGACAATATGAGCAGGTGCAGTTTAGAAACCATGGGAGCTCTGTGACTCCTGTCGAATTCAAGGTTAATATAAATCTTTGGCAAGTATGATAAGTATTGGTAGCACACTGCTGGCTGCGCAGACTAGAAACATTAATGCGCCATATGTCTTGGTGACTTTAGAGAAAGATAGGTTGTATACATCTGGTATATCGTGGAAAAATATAAATATCGGAACATCTATTCTAACCACGACAACAAAGCTATTTCAAGGCAATTCTTTTAGGCAGGAGACTGTTGTGGATAGTGTCCAGACTAATGGGGGGTGGCATTTTTGGGGAAGACTTAAATCTAATACACTTGGCGCCTGCGTGCCAGCTTTAGTATCTTCATATAGATTTGCTGGGGCGTCATTCTTGGTTGATTTTGATACTTTAGACTTTGGGGCAACCTATAATTACGATATAGGTTCGAGCACCTTGCAAGGTCTAAGTTATTACAATCATGGTTCGGCAATGTACAAAGGTCAGAGCCAGGTCTTCTTATACAGGACACAGCTGTCTGGGCAGACATTTAGCGTGTTAGTACATACAGTCTCGCTATCAGGTTCTACGCCGTCAAACCCTTCCACAGTTCTGTCGGCCTTCGTACCTGGTGCTAGTGGGGCTTTTACAACATACCCAGTTACAACATTATCTCGAGTAGGTAATTACCTTTATGTTTCCGCACAAAGAGGTGGAACAGTAGGGCTTTATCGATCATATATAAATCCATCAAGTGGACAGTATGGTGTGTTAGATCCAATCCCGATGTTGGGGATGAGTGCCTCACAGTACGTCACGCACGCCTGTTTTGTGACAGGCGATACAAACAATCCTCAAATTGTTGCGTATCTACAAAAACAGCTCAACCCTCAAGCCTCTAATGCAGCATACCAGTACGATAACTATCAAACGAGCATAATGAGAGCCAGGCTATCTAATACTGGTTACGCTCTAGAGCCCGAGACGGTATGGAAAAGTCAGACTACGAAGTTTGCAAAAGGGATTAGGGCGCTGAATGTGAGCAGATACCACAATGACGACGATGAGTATTCGTTTGTGTACCCTTATGTTCTGAATCAATACCCATCTGAAAATCTAACTGGAGGGTCAGCACCGTTGATGACATATATGGAGCATGCGCTGACTATCTCGCAGGAAGATATAAAATTCGAAGTCCAAGCTACACTCAGAGGCAGAGCTAATATACTAGGAGATAACTACGTTCCTCTGATGACTCTTCGAGGTACTAGCCATTACTTTGAGGTTATTGGACAGGGTTGGGATAGTCTAGATATAAATGAGAATTCATACTTCAACCACAGTGAGAGTCTAACAGTCGATGTGATAAGATATGCAAACAGTAACAATAACACAATTAACCTAACTATCTCAAACACAGATGTCACTTAGTCAAGTCTTTAGGGGGAGGAGTGTCACAGAGCCAGACTATCTAGATGGTTTGAACTCTAGATTCTCTTTTTTAGAGGCATACCTAACACAACCAGGGAGCGGCTATGGTGTGAAAACTGCAAACGGTTACATCGATAGTATTGAGCACCGAAGGAATGTTTCTGACGATGTCATCGATCTAAGTCTCTCTTCTGAGCTTAAGAAGTACAGGGATTGGGTCGCTGACAAGAGGTATAGCTACACCTCGCCCCTAGTCCTCTTTGACAATTTTGACCAAGGCAATGTGTATAGCAATAGGTGGCAAGCCACAACAACGAGTTGGTCTCAAAGCAATGGATTTCTCAATGGATTTAGCAATTCGCTCTCTGAGGTTATAACAAACACCGACCTAGGCAAAGCCCTTGATGTAGTGATAGAGACTAAAGTTAGAAATGACACTGATGCGGTGAACGTGTTTGATGGTGTAGGTGCAAGGATAGATAATACATCCTTGTATAGTGCTAACTCCTTATCTGTAATACTGGACTATAATAGTAATAGTGTCTTGATGCAACAGAGAGGGCCTTCTTCTTCTCTGAGTAACTACTTCGGTACTAGCCGTAATCTGGCAACGAACACTTTTTATTGGCTAAGAGCTGTTGTGACTGCAAATAGATTCTACGGCTATTTCTCGAATGATGGATCGGACTGGACTATGTTGGGAAGTACCTTTGTTGGTGTCACCAATGTTAATAATGCTGGATCAGGTTTTTTGAGCCATAGATTTGGTACTGCCAATTTCGAATATTTCAAGGTATTTGAGTCTAAGAAGTTGTGGGATGTTAAGTCGATTGTAGAAGATATATCGTATAAAGCAGGTGTAAGGCAGGTAATAGTGCCTGATGTATACGATAAGACTCTAAGCACTATTACGGGTCTTACTTACAACGTTAATGGCTGGTCTTTTTCTGGCATTCAGGGGATCGTGACAGGGCAAGGGGTAAGTACATCGAATACCCAATGGACAATGCTAGGAACGGGTCTCTCATTCAAGGACTTTAGGATGGATGTGGACTTTAAAGCGGGTGTATCCTCTGTCGGAGGGGTCTTTGTAGGTACAGGTTTCACTAATTACGTGGGGCTATATTTTAGAGGCCTTACTGAGAACACAGTAGGTACAACTCTATCTGATAGTGTTGGTTTTGACGTGGTAACATCTGGACTTAGTAGATACTCTGTGGACGTACCTGGTGGTCTGTTCAACTACCCGTTTTCCGAGGACTTTCACAAGCTCTCTTTAATCAAGAATGATGATCGATTGTATTTCTTGGTTGATAACGTGTTAGTACACGCTGAACAAGGTTCTTCAGGTATAAATATTGATTCAGAAAACATGGCTGGGATGATGGTCCAGTCTAGAGGCGGTTTGAGTATGGTCGCACAGTATCAGAATCTAAGATTTACAGATCTCTACCAAGTGGTGAATAACTTTGAAATACAGGCTAACTCGACTGCTATGTCAGCCCTAGAAAGACTTGCAGACTTGGCAGGATTTAACTACAAAGTTCAAGGGGATAATGTGACTATAATCCCAAACAGCGCATTAGAATCCGATACAGGCTTAGTATTCAACCTGGGAGATTCCCATCTAGCCTGGGATATAGCTAAAAGGGAAAGGAACGATTTTATAACCTACCTCACAAAGATTGGAGCTGGTAATATTCAATATACTGCTGTTGCAGTTGACTTGATTAACCAGAATGACGGGCTAGTCAGAAGTAGAACTGAATCTGATGAACTAATCCAAACATATCCCGATCTTGTTCTTAGTGCTGAGAACAACCTAAGAGATATAAACTCAAACTATTCAACCCTCAGCTTCGAGCATCGTGTAGACCTGCGCCTTGAGAAGTTTGATAGAATAACTGTTATCGATCGAATGACTGGTGTCTCTGGCTTATTTAGAATCGACAATTTTAATAAGAACTATAACCCTGTGTCTGGGGACTTTACCCAAACACTTCAATTATCAGAAGCAGTATAAATGCAAAACAGCGATAAAACATTTCAAGAGCTCGAAGAAGTAATTCAGAAGGTTGTGGATAAGAGAATAAGTGACAGTGTGAGGATAGTCCAGAATGTATACTCCTTGGGAGTGGTGACTGCTATCGATCTTTCTAGCCAAACGGTAGATGTGGATATCCCTGGTGGTGGTGAGTCTGTGAAGCTTCAATATCCTAGGAACTATTCTTCAACTGATATTGGTATTGGTTCAAGAGTTTTAATAGCCAGTCTTGACAATTTCTCTGGAGGCGGGAAATATATAATCGCAGCCTATGGTGGATTTTGATATACTACAGGTATGCAAGAAGACATTAAGAAACTCGATACTAAGATTGACGAGCTTCTCCGTTTAAAAGTCTTCTAGAGCGTCAACATTCTGAGATCGACCAAGCGATTGCTGCTTCTAAGGTTGTTTTTGAAAAACATATTTTTTGGCAGGAGGGATTAGACAAACTAGAAAGGGAATTAGAAGAAAGCAGGGAGAAAATCGAAAAAATTGAATTAGGCGTTCACTTGGAGAACTCTAGGCCAGCCAAGCCTAAGTGGCATGAAGACCCTACACTATGGAAGGCTTTATTTATAACAACATTAATTATTTACGTATTTACAGTATGGATAACTCACAAGTAACAACTGGAGACATCGGGTTTCTGAAAGAGTACATGCAAGAGAAGTTCAAGGAAGTGGGTGAGAAACAGAAGGATGTAACCAGCTCGGTTAAGGATGTTGCTAAAAAACTCGATGATCTAGGAGTAGATATAAGAGCCAACTACGCAACACAAAAAGATCTAGAAGAAGTAAAGAGCGATTTAAAAGGCCTTAAGACTCAGTTATGGGGGTTTGTTGCTTTAGTCCTGACCTTTGTGATAGGCCAAATTTTAACTAATAACTTCTCTCTATGAGACCAATCTTTGATGAGTTCTTTGCTGTGAGTGACTCGTATGCAAACCATATTGCAGCGGGTGGAGATCGTGCAAAGTATGCTGGTACTGACATAGGTTCTCCTATTGGCTATTGGGGGTTTGCTCCTATCGCTGGGAGAGTCAACTCCTTTACAGACGCACCTGCTGGTCCTGAAGGTAAGAGAGCGCTAGTGACTCAATTCTTTCCTGACGACACTCCTGGTCTGATGCTAGAGTTTGTTCACCTTTCTAGTTATGATAAGGTCTCAGGTAGAGTAGCGGAAGGCGAGAGAATATTTGTCACTGGTAATAGTGGTTGGTCTTCAGGTCCTCATACTCATACAGCAGCGGTATTAAATGGTGTTAGAGTAGATCCAACACCGTATTTAAATAGGTACTATTATAATTTATTAGGAAAGCCACAAATGGAGTTCAAAGTAGGCTCTAAGTATAAAGTTGTAGAACGAACAGGGATTTGGGCTAGAACTGGTAGCGGTATTACATTCCCTTCTAATTTCCCGTGGGCTGTTCCAACAGGCTCTGTATTTGAGCTGATCTCTGGTGCACGAAGTCCTGGTAAGAATGCTGCAGGTGAGGTAGTAGATCAATTCACATGGCTCAACGGTAAATCACTTAATGGTGAGACTTTTTGGATTCCTTTCCAGGATGGTTGGATTGTTGAAACAGGAGAAGCTCTTACTAATCCCGATGGTACTAAACCAACACCACCTGCACCAGTTGATCCGTGTGCGAGTAAGTTAGCAGAGAAAGACGCGGTAATTGCTAGCAAGGATAAGACAATTGCAGGTCTTAACCAAAAGACAAGCCTGCAAGAGAGTGAGATAAATAAATTAAAAGAGGATGTGGAAATGGCTACAAAAGAAAAGAGTGCAGTTACTCAGGCAAATGAGAGTTTAACTCAAAATAACCTAGCTCTTACTGAGCAGATTAAAACATTGTCAACCGAACTTACTAAAGCTAAAGAAGGTAAAACAGTCCAAGAACATCTTTTGAGTGGCGGTACTTATGCAGTAATTGCTAATACTGTTGCAGCTTCTATTATTCTTATAATAGATTTAGACTGGTCTGACGACAGAATCGCCGCACTGCAAGCACTACTTGGCCTAGGAGTAAACGGACTTTTAATCTTGGCTAAGTCTCTTAATAAGAGGAGTTAGTCCCTAGATATAATGTAGCAACCAATGAAGATCATTATGGCAATGCCCACGGTGGTCTCATTGACTCCTGCGATATTAAACATGATCCAATAAAAGATCAGTAAAGGTATGATTGCTAATCGCATTTTTAGAATGATAAAATATGTTCTAGGTTCAGTTTAACACCATTTGCCATACATTTCTCCTCATAGATCTCTAGACTACTGTCATCAATGTCTCCAATAACCTCTCTTGTGTTATCACCTTCGATAACAAAGAACCCTGAACCAACATCACCATACAACAGTGAGCACTTTAAAGCACCCTCTAAAGCTAAGAGGTCTTCACTATCTAGGCTAACCATTTGACGATAATAGGTCTCGTTCATATTACCTTCATCATCGATCTGAGCCTCGTAACCCCACACGAAATAAGCAGTTTGTGTATCCATAACTAAGTCTGTGTTAATTTAATAACTAACTATAGCACTGCGTGCTACCGATGTCAACTACTAATACAAATAAGTCTTCCACCAAACTCTAGTCTTTTCCATCAGCTCCTCTATTTGGATTTGATCTAAACCATGCCTATAACCCAGTGCACAAGCTCTCTCGTACGCTTGGTTATATTCCTCTCTTCTGGCCGCGCACAGATAGTACCCAGCCTCTTCAAAGTCGGTAATATACATCTCGCGCTCTCCTATCTCATGCGGGCTCACAGGAAATGGAGTTTCCCCTGAAAGGTCTGAATAGTATCTGGCTGGTACAGCTTCTGCACTTTCAAATGTCACTATTGCCATAACTGTATTTTTTTAATTTAATTTTAGATCTCGCAGATATCGCATCTACGTACCACCTTTGCGGTAACTCGAACTCCAGCCTTCTTGCCTCTCTCATTCCATCCAGATGGTACTGAACTGCGATTACAACTTCGCCAGTAGGACCTACCTCGACTTCGTAGTTCACTATTGTAACTGTGTCTAAGAAATTTCTGCTGAATATCTTAGACCTCTTCATGAAGGTGACTACATAGTTATAAATGAGAGTATAACGATCAGCTTGAGGTGCTTTAGGCTTTGTCATTGTCTTCTTCTAATAAATTAGGGTTCTCATAGATATTACCCACAACCTCACAGTTATCGGCCTCTTCAAAAAGTGCAAGATCAAGCGTCCCTTCTAGTAGATACCACTGACCATAACTGTCAGACCACCTGACATCTATATCCCAGCCCTGGCTGATGGCATTAGGATCAAGAATATGGATAATATCCCCCTCATAAATCTCTTCACCGTTCTTATCTTTGAGGCCAGTGTATTGCAATAGAATGACGTTTTGGACATAGCTAGTGATAGGGCCATAACCGGAAGGGGGGAAGTAATTTTCTGCTCTATCACTGTAGCCTACTACTATTCCGATTTCAGTATCGAAACTGATCTCCTCTATATCGTAATACATGCGCTCATCTTTCTCACTCCAAGCCCTGAACTTTATTTCTCTCATTACTCTACCTTCTTTAATTTAGCTAAAGCCTCTTTAAGCTCATCAGTAACTTCGTAATCAGTACCTCCAATATTGATAGTCTCTTGAGGCTCATCTTCGAATACTTCTGCTGGACAGATTGCCCAATGAGGAAAACTCCAACCTTTCTCTATAAAGAACCTACCATCGTCTACCTCCCTAATCTTATGAATCTTATTCACGATAGATCTGTCAAACTCTATTAGGTTCTCTGCAGTTGGATCAAAGTCTGTATCTTCTCTAGCTATATCCAACACCTTCACCTTATCCCCAGCCTTATATGGATATGGCTTTTGAGGGAGGGGGTAGATTTCATTGTCTATCGTGTTAATCCAACTCATCCCCTCACAAGTCCCATCAGCTACTAAGGCTTTCTCGAGACTTGCCTGATAGTACGATCTCCAGATCCTCTTACGACCGTCATCTACAAATCTAAAGACAGCGAAGTCTCCGCCATCGTCTACCATCACCGCAATATGCCCTGCCTCAATTATTGTTTTAATCTTCTCGTAGTTTGTCATTTGACTGGTTACTTAATTTAATCTACACCGCCCTCAGAGGCCTTTATCACCGCAATCTTCCAATCGCTCCCTTTCGGTCTTACTCAGTCTGTACTTATTCATTATCAAACATAATTGAAAGATTAGATAAATCAATAATACTAAAAGACTTTGCCTGTGCAGGTACGTACAGTCTCATTGACTGGCACTTATGTTCCTGACACCAGAAATGCAACCAAATCCAAGGGTTGTCCATTCCCTTATGAGTCCAAGCTTTAACCCCGAAGTCTAAAGGAGTGTAGGGAAGGCTATAGTGGTAGTAATAGTCTACATCCTGTTGCGCAGGCCACATAAAAATTTCCTTTAACTTCCCATATTTATAAACGGGGCAAATAATAAACTCAGCTCTACCATAATCAGGATGCATGGCCTGAAATGCATACGGCATGTTCGGCTCTAGCTCTATCATTCTTCGCTCTCTCTTCTTACCTTTCATAATTAGTTTGTTAAAGTTTAACCCTTATTCGGAGGCCTAATCATTTTACTTACTCAATTTATTATAAAACCAACCTACATTGTCTACCCAACTTTGTCTCACATTATAACCAGAGCCTCTATCAATGCCACTCACACATCGAATGCTTGATCCACACTCCCCATAAACATTAGCAAACTCCTTATAAATCTGCTCTGTAGCCTCCTCAAAAGAGGTATATACACCCTTATGCCAAGTATCCCCTGAGTCATTCAACCACCATCCATAACAATTAAAGTTCCAACAATTCTTACCAAGTGAACTCTCAGCACCAAATATGCTAACCATCAAATAAGGGTCTAGTCCGTACTTCAGAGCCGTATCATGCATGAACTGAGCCTTGTCAACATGAGGCGAACCAAGACTAGTTAGTAGCTCTGCTATAATCTGCACTCTATTTGGTTCAACTACCTGAGCCTGCATTGCAGGGGTCCCAAAGAACTGAACTACAAGCGTAACCTGCTCACCAAGAAGCACACCATCCACCACAGCAATGCCAATGTTAGTAAACTGAGTGTTTACAATATTCTCTCTATGGCCAGGGCTAGCCATCCAACCACTGTGAACACTTTGGTTATCAGTAAATCCCTTTGCTAGATTCTCACCAGCAAAAGCCCTTACGTAACCTTGGCCCTCCATAAATTGCCATGGGCTCTCTCCGTTTGGTCCATAATGTGCCCAATACTGTTTAGCAAACATATCCTGTGCTTTAGCATAAGCTGCATTCGTTAACCTACTGTCAACTGTTAGGATGCCAACTCCTGCACTCTGTCTTGCACTGTTAGTTAGGGCAACTAGTGTGTCTTGGTTAATGCCACTACTAGAGACGCTAGGAGTACTCTGCACGGCCTGTACAGGCTCAGGAGCAATGACAGCCTCTTTAACTGCAACAATCTCTTTAGCAAGGCTCTCAGGCTCTACAGCAGGACGCATAGTTGGCGCCTTCTTAAAGCTTGTGATCTGGGCTGGATCTACCCACGAGGTTAGATTAGCACCCATATTAAATGGTTGATAAATATAACTAGGGGTATACTCAGGGATATTGAAGTTTGCGACAATTACTCTAACCAATAATAAAAAAGAAATGACAAATAGAGCTATAGCAAACCTGACAGGGCTAATATCTATCTTAGAGTCTGTGATATTTATTGTTTTCATTAACTTGGCAGTTTATTTTATATATGAACTATTAAACTCTACACGCTTGATCTCAATAACCTTAGCATTATTAACAACCGTCTCTTTAACGATGTTAATAGCGGGCAGGCTATTTAACAATCTTATAATCTTATTCATAAAGTTTGTGTTATATCTTAATAACAACACTATAGCACGACTAGCTTCGCTTGTCAATAGTATCTATGAGTTCTTCCACCTGTTCAATCTGCTTTAGAGATTGTTGTACGATTTGCTTGGCTACATCAACAAATATTGACTTAACCTTGTTGCTAGCCTGTATTGGCTTGCCTTTTTTAATCTTAAAAAGAAATGACCTGTATACGTCAACAGACACGTCCAAACCTTCAAGAAGGTCTTTGCGCTTTGCGTAACTAAGTCTAATGTTTTCCAGATCAATCAAGTCTTGGTATACGAACTTCTCGCCAATGCTACCGCCACCCAGTTTTTCAACTATCTTACCGACTCTTTCACGACTAATATCTAAAGATCTTGCGATCTCAGCTTTAGTCTGTCCACTTATATATTTGGCAATAATGCCTTTGTCTCTTTTTGTATTCTTTCCCATAATAAAATTGTAGCGAGGGGATAACTGCCCGAAATCCCCCCACCATAACACAAACTTTAGGGCTTGTTAGCCCTAGCGTACTACACAGAGACGTCAGTGACGCTCCACGTAGACGCTGGGACTAACAAACACCTACTTGTATCCCATTGATATTAAATAATTTCGAATCTCGGTCGCATTACTCTTAATAAACTCGTAAGCTTCTTTGTGTGTATCTTGGTTAAACTCCATACGATGGATCTTCTTACCACCCACCTTATCTTTAAACCCGCGATACCTCTTAACTCTTACTTGTTTACCATTCCAACCAATCTCAACAAAGTATCCGTAGTCAATTTGAATATCCTTGAGAGCCATTAAAAACGCATAGACCTTAAGTTGCATCTCATTAAAACTACCTGTCTTAAAGTCTACAATACTATTGCCCTCCCAATAATCCACTACGAAGCTAACATCTAACCAATCAAGTACATTTACTACATCCTTATACTCCCACCTGCCAGTACTCTCAAGTTGATCAACCAAGACAAGCTTATTGGTTTCTATATACTTATGAGCGTTTGAACCGTCTACCATCTTGTCAGTTGGGATATTAGGATAGCCAAGGATTGCGTTTATACAATCCTCTTTGCTGTAATACGCCCAACTGCTTAACTTTGACCAAGAGAGTCTTAGTTTCATAGACTGTCCCAATAATTACTCTCATCTTTCAACGCTTCCTGTCTTGCGGCCTTCTCTGCTCTGGCTTCTCTACAGATTTTAACCATGTCCTTGAGTTTCCACTTGTTATTAATAATCAAGTCGATAACCAGCTCCTTAGCACTCTTAGCCTTATACGTCTGGCGAAATTCCTCATTCTCGAACTGCGTAATCTCTTTGCGCACCTTCTCCGATTCAGTAAAGTTAGGCTCCCATTCGCCAGTCTCGGTTACTATCATGGACCCTGCAGAAGACCCGTCGAAAGACTCATACCCCTCATCATAATGTTTCTCAAACAATTGCTTCAACAAATTCACCTGCTTTCCATAAGAGTCATGAAAGGTATCTAGATTGAATACTACTAACTTCTGTTTCCTATCTGCTTTATTCATGACTGATTAGAATGGTAAATTAGAATCGTCCACGCTCATAGTCACAGCGCTGTTAAGCTGCTTACCAGGCATTTCTAAACTCTCAATCTCAGCCTGAGATGGTGTCTTTACGCCTTTACTCTGAAAGGCACTCATCCAATCAATAAACGGATCTCTTCCCTCCAATTCTACTAACTCTGCTTCAAACTCAAAGCCTATGACGCTATTCACATCAAACGGCACTGGTACACTATCACCATGCATTAGAGTAGCCAAAGTCATGATGTGGTCTGACCATCTCTTATACTGCACAAACCCAGCATCGCTCATTTTAAAGCAATTTACCCAGTCCTTAGGCTTAATAGTGCTAGAAGACTCTGATTTAATCTCTTTGTCTCCAACCTTATAAGTCACAACAAAAGGCTTATCAGGCTTGCCCCATTGATTCTCTCCTGGTGTTGGGTTTTTAGAAACATCACTCACTTTAATTTTTTGCAACACAGACTCTCTCATACTACCGATCATCGCATCTTTCTTAGGTACTGGCATTTTATTTATATTTTGAAATTAACTCATCTCTCGCCCACGCATTCGCTTCTCTTCCCTCTACATCACCCTCCTCGGCACAGTTGGCAAACCCCATCCCGTACAGGTAGGCTCTCATCAGATCCTTACGGACCTGCCCGTTTAGCTTGGCAAGGTCTTCACTCTCTTGCTCCTTGACCTGCTCGCTCTCCACTTCATCCTTCTTAAGCACTAACTCAGCAACCTTAATCTCGTTGGCTGTCCATGGGTTCAGAGTGCCTTTGGCGCAGTCTGGTTCATTATAGTCAGACAAAAAATAGACCTTACCGCACACCCCTAGAACTGTTCGCTCATCACCGTCTGGGTCTACTAGTACGTCTCCGACTTTGTAAATTGGTTCGACTGGGGTCTCAACAACCTCTTCAACTGACGCCATATCTGTGATCTCCCCACCAATACGGAAAAAATGCCTCCCATACTTGTATCCAGAAGCCCAAGCCTTAAAATTCGGGTTGTCTGCCACTTCCCACGTGTCAACCCTACGGCCAGCATTAAATAATAACGTAGGCATGCCATAATCACGTTGGCTAGGACATATCACCAAGGCGTTCTCAAGCTCTATTCCCCCAAACTTACAGTTTACAACCATGCCATCTTTTAACTGGCTCATCTCTGTTATCTTCATACTACTACTGTGTAAATTTATATTACCGCACTTCCATACCACATGAGTTCGTGCACTGAATGGACTCTTTACCCACCCACCAATAGTTCTTAAACCATGCTTCTCACCCCTCAGAATAGCCATTATTTAGCATCCTCCCCTAACACCTTATCCACTTTAGGATTTTTATCATCCTTAGCAGTCTCTATCTCCATTGAGTTGTAATAAGCATCACTCTTTTCAAGAACCAGTGCTAAATCATTATCAATATACTTCTCTCCTGGCTCAAACATACCTTGTGGGGACTTAGCAGGATTACTAGGATCAGGTTGAACCTGGAATACATATCTTGGGTTAGCCTTGTCCTCATCATACAAAATAGTACTATAAAGCATAGCTATCGCAGACTCCTCAACAATACCTTTCTTTCTCTTATACTCAACTTTAGCCTGTTTAATAGTCTCACCCTCTGAAGTAGTGTCGATCTCCTCGTGGCACATAATAAATACAGTCTTACCAATTCTCTTAAGAGTACTAAACAGATCGTGGATAGTAGAGTTATAGAGATTCTGTCTATCAAAACCCTTCTTAGTTCTCTCACAATAAGCTACTAAGTCATTAGACCATTGTGTAAAAGAGTCAATAACCAAAACATCAATTTCATCATTACTCTTAACCCTCTCAAGCATAGTGAAAATATCCTCAGGATTATCAAGGAAAGCCATTAACTTAAACTTTGAACCATCCTTGAAAGGAAGTGGCTTATACTCAGTATTAATAATTGCAGTCCTACTAGCATCCAAATTTCTAATAGAAGTACTCTTACCTGTACCAGATCGACCCAATATCACAATAATTGGTTTAACTTTCACGTGTGTTTGTCTTTAATATTTTAACTAACAGTTCTGTCAAAGCCTCATAATCTTCAAGAGCCATACCCTCAAACTTCTCAAGTGGCATATCGTTCACAGTAAAGTGAATAATAGGGTAGCCTTTCTTCATACTGGCAACAATCCTTATTGCATACCCATCCTGAGAATTGTAGGTCATATCAACTACCTCACGGGACAAATCTTTCACGAGTCGGCGCAGTTTTAATCTCATAAAGTTTGTGTTTTAACTTAATAAATAATTATAGCATGAGCGTCTTCGTATGTCAACTAGTTAAATGTAGATTTAAGGATAAGTTGCAACTCTCTATCTGGCAAGCTTTTGGTCAGTTTATTGTTATAACCTTCCAAAAAAGCTTGTGTATCAGAGCTACTCACCCCATCGTCTCTCATCCACTTAGCCACCCTGCTAAAACTATTATTTCTATTACCTTCAACGCACTCCTTAACCAAGAAAGTCTCATAAGATTTATACTTTGGCGTCTTTGTCAGAATGGAGCTATCACTCCTGCCCCTGTAACCACTCTTTAGAGACTCTTTCTTCTCGTACATATCCAACACAATCTTACTGCCACTTAAAATATGAACCTCTGCGTCCTCAGGAGAGGCTCTATAGTGTCTAGCACCGTCAAATGCAGACTTATCAGCCTCAATACCTAGAGCCTCACAAAGCCCTGTCAAACAGGCTTTCCACTTGTTTATATCTCCAACAAACTTATACTCCAGAGGTAGGATAATTCTGAAACGATCTGTAATAGCCCCAGACTTCTCTTTTCTGTGGTTAGGGGTACTGATAATCACCGCTGATAGTTTCTTTGATTCTAGGCCCCTCACAGCCTCTTGTAGGGTAGTGCCTGAGTCTATGTCTAGGACTACTAATGAGATTCCATTGGTAAAGTTGTCCTGAGATCTTAAACCGTCCTTCCAGATTAGATTGGAGTATTGGTGTTTTTTAGCTAACTTTGGCAGGTCCTCAAGGGTTGTAGTCACTACTTTGTACTGCTTGGAGGCTACATCTTTGCCATCTGTAGAGACCGACAGGGTGTAGGTGTCTTGTGTTTGGTCTTTCTTAGTGACTCTAATCTTGAAACCGTTCCTACTGGCTCTACTAGTCTCAAAAGTGTAGTCGGTAGCATAGAAGTAAGTCTCACAGTACTCAACAGCCTGTTCGAACCACCTTGCGAACTCGTTGCGACCAATAAACCCCTGTTGCATAATGTCCCCCTTTAGATACCAATTGCCCTCGTTTTTCTTGAGAAGCTCGATTAACCCGTCATAAGGGCTGTTGCTTTCTTGAGATACGATAAACTTCCTGTAATGCTCTGAGAATATCTCGCACAGTACAATTGCAAATCTGACATCATCCCTAGTCACTATCTTGGCTGTTGGATGCTCAAACGCAGCGATTACAGTTGCAAGTTTCATAGCTTTCCAGTGCCTATTCTTGACTTCAGATGTGATGTACTCTTTCTCGCTATCACTCTCAAGACTACCCATCTGGTTCTTACAGTACAGGCTGTAAAGCTTAAGAATGACATCCGCGTCTTTCTCAAACTTATAAGCAGGGCCAAACTCAGTTGGTAGCTCTGGCAGATTGTCCTTGTTAGCCGTATACATATCCCAAAAGAAACTCCTACAGTACTCTACAACTCCCCTAAGGTTGTCTTTGCCATGGACTAACTCTTCATAAATCTTATCAAAGTCCGTCTCTTCTTCTAATTTACTGGTTATACTTGGCACCTCGGTTTCAACATAGACAAAAGATCTTCTAGCCATGCCACGGCTAAAGACTGAAAGCACATCCTCACGATTCTTCTCAAGCCCATAGATCGAAGAATAGGCTAACATGTTCATTGGCACCCCCTTGGTTTCTTTAGCCCTCTTTTCAGACTTGATAACTTTCACACCCAAATCACCCTCGTATGACTTTTTCATTACGTTAAGAAACTCCATATTGATACTGTTTTTGCTGACAAAGAAATCTGTAAATTCAGGATGCTTAAAAAACACACCACCCATCTTGGCCGCTGATAGGGATTCTCTAACAGAGTGAATCGCTTCAGGAGTTCCCGAGTCTACTTCAAGAACCAGATCTCTTGGTAGTAATGATTGAATCTGCTTCTCCTTCTCAGCCTTAGCACTCTTGTAGTCATCATTTACCTGATCCCTGATACGAACACCCTCAGTAAGTGCCCAAGCCCCATAGCGCTCTTTGAAGTCTAACCAAATAGGAGAGAAGAAGTCATGGTCTAGACCATCAACGATCTTATCCTTGCCAGTGCCTGAGCTGAGAAATAAGATTGAGAACATGTTAGGGAAGATCTTCTTGTTGGAATCAATGTGATTGGACTCAATGACTACACGGTCTAAGGCTAAAACCTGTGCCAACTTCGTATAAAGAATTAGATAACCAGCCTCTACTGAAATCTCTGGCGCTGACTTTCTCATGTACTCGTGGACAACCGTGCCAGCCTTCTCTGGCTCCAACGTTATATCAACTAAGCCCTTGCAAAGAGGGGCAATCTCTCGATCAATTAGCTCTTGAATCTTCATTGGCTAGACACCTTTTAACTTAAATAATCACACAGTGGGTGGCGATAGTGTCTAGCCATATCCACCCACCATACGATCATTCAATACACCAAGATGACATATATTTCTAGAGATTGCAATATGCACTCTAAAAAGGGCCTCGTGAAATTTAGAATAGCTTGATACGAAAGGATAAATGACCAAAAAAAAGTTTAAATTTCATAACTTTCGCGACACCGTGAAATTTAGAATTAGCTTGTTATAAAGGGATTATTGTATTTATATTATAATAATATTCATATATTCACTATATATATATCTATATAATCTTTTCACTCCCTCTCTCACAGTTTTTATCTGGAAATCGTGAAATTATGAAATTTAAACTTTTTTAGTGCCAAAAACATTGTCGTAGAGCGCTAAATCTAAATTTCACGAGCCTGTGAAATTTAATGAAATTTAAAGGAGGTTATCCATGTTCCTTTTGGCTGTAAATCCTTTAGTGAAGAGATATCTCCATACTGATTTAAACTTTCACTAGACTTCACACCCTTTTACTCGTTTGCATTTCTAACCCGCTTACTATAGATTTGAATAGTAAATTAATTTTGCAGGGGTATTATATTTATGACAGAACTTCACACCTACAGATGCCAAAACTGTGCCACTAGATGGACTCAGGTAGGAAGTCTCAGCTCTTTCTTGGCTAACCCCGCATATATGAATCCAAATTGCTGTATGTTTAAAGATATTAAACTCGTAGAAATCGAGTATACAAACAGTGAACTTAAAGTCGAACAGGCAATTGAACTAAGTAAGTATTTACTTTCTGTGTAGCACGGGGTATAATAGAACGGAATAGAGATATGTGCTTATACTGGTGGGCAAAACCACTTAAATACTACACGGTGGACCTTCGGGTCTACCAGTGTGAGCATAGTCTCACGGCTCTTTTCAATTGATGCATGATAACAACGCATAGGACACGTGCCTGTGCGAGATGGCGTCGAAACTAGTAGCCTCCACTATGGTTTCCTTTCTAGCGCCATCTCCTGTGAGCATGTGGCGTTTATATAACGTTTTCGTAACATTTAGGGTTTAAGTTAATAGGGTCAAAGATATGGGGAATTGTGCCCAGATTAGGTGGTGTTAGAGCGATAGCTCTTCTTCAGCTTAAACGCCGAGAATAGCATCACCTAACTTGAGCATAGCCAGACGTATCAAAGGTAGTACACCAGTAAGTGACTAGCGCTAGTCTCAGGAACTGGGGGAGTAGGTTCGATACCTGCCTGGCTGGCGCCCAAGTTGTGCTTAGGTATGGTGGTGCTGCAAATTCATTATGTCTTATCTACATAGTGCTCTAGAATATCAGCATCACCTAACTTGAGCATAAGCTTGAGAGTTAATTTAAGTCTAAATGAACATGAGTCCATATCCTATTGCTCAGTTAAAAGAGTTATTAGCTCAGCTAATTAAAGAAGCTGAGACTAAGAGATCAAGAGAGCTCTCGTTAGCGATCACAAATCTAGAACAAGCTATTATGTGGTTGGAGAAAGCTTAGTGCTTAAACCATAGGGGGTATAGCCTCCCTTGGCTTGAGCATGTGGCGGGCAATGGCTCAATATGTTCCAGATGCTAAAACAGTGACGCCAGAACAAAGATTTGAGGTATGGGACCAAAAACTAGACGAGAGTACTAGCGTTGAGGATATCAAGCAAGCTGAAGTTAAGGTTGTAGAGTTCTGCAAAGAAGGAAAGTTTACTGAAGATCAATGCCAAATTCTCAAGGAGAAGATTAAAGATAGAATCAACCAACTTGAGTGGATTGAGCCAACTACCCCATCACCAGCCGAAGAAGTTAGTGAGATTACGAAGGTTTATACAGATTCGCAACGTGCGACACCTAGACAGAAGGTTTATGTCCGAGAAGTTGCAATGAGAAACAAAGTCGACCCAGATACCCTTGCTGATGAGTTCGGCGCAAGGACTGTGGAGGAGTTATCTAAGACCCAGGCGACAAAGTTACTAGATAAATACTTAAAATAAAGTTTATAACAAAATGACAAAAGCAGAAGCACTAAAAAAGATTGAAGAGAATGAGAAGAACAATAAGGAGTTGAGAGAGTTTATTGAGCAAGCTGACAAGCCAGAGGATGGGGATAGATACTGGTACGTTAACAGCTACGGTATGGTGGACAATAATTATTGGATTTCTAAGGCCCCTCACCACGATATCCGTTTTCAGTTAGGTAATGTTTTCAAGACCCAAGAAGAATGCCGAGCCTGGATAGATCGTCAGAAGGCAATAGTTAGAGTTAACGATAGGATTGATGAGCTGAATGATGGGTGGGTTGCTGACTGGAGCGATCCGAACCAGACCAAACATGCGATCTACTACGACCAACGCCTTGAAGGCTTTTATTCATATGGTTGGACGAGATATGAGTTCCCTACAATCCTTAAATATATAGTTGATGTAAATAAAGCCAACCAACTCATAGAAGAGTGCGAGGCAGATCTTAAGTTAATCTGGGGGATAAAGTGATGAATAAGATATGGGTGATAGGAGATACCCACTTTGGGCATAATATGCTAAGAAAAGGCCATAGACCTGAGGATTTTGAAGAACAGATAATCTCTAACTGGTATTCATTAGTTGAGCAAAACGACACAGTTATTCACTTAGGGGATTTCAGCTTTGGCAAGTATACAGAGGGAGGTATTGAATACTCCTTAGGAGAGTCGGTTACCAAATGGAGAGAGCGGTTAGTTGGGAGAGTAATTCTAGTTAGAGGCAATCATGATAAGGAACCCTGTACTTGGTATATGAACCACGGTTTTGAATTCTGTTGTGATGAGTTGTTGATGGACTTCAAGGGCAAGAAACTTAGATTGAGTCACATACCTGTACAGTGCAGCGAAATCAACATCCACGGGCATCTACATAACGATGAGCATAGGCTGACAGGAGATCTAGAATGGTATGGTAGTTACAAAGAACTGAGACCAGAAATGTACCATAACGTCAGCGCTGATGTGGTTAAGTTTAGACCTATTTTACTTGAACATCTAATCAAATGACCTACAAACTAAGTAAAAATAATAGGGAGGTGTTAGAACATGCAGTATTGGAATTTGAGTTAGAAGTTTGGCACGCTTCTCAACTCGGGAAGGTAAATACGGTCGCAGAAGCCAGAGATAAGCTAATCAGTGTATTTGAATCAATTATAAGTATAGACGCTAAAGAGGCCAGGTTGGAGCTAGCACAGATGTATGAGATCACAGGAACCGCTAGTCTACGCCAGTTTAGAGATGCATGGATAAAGCTTACAGCAAATATCAGGAGTGTAGGGGAGATGGTGGATGCCCTACATAAGCAGATCGGGCGTTAGTATTTAAGTTGAGTTAGATGAGGATGAAGAAAGTAGCAGAATTTAGGGCTTGGGAACCGATGTCAGAGATGGGTCGGGAAGGTTCAATGAGTTATGAGCAAGGTTTCTGTTTGCATCACTTGTTAAATCCAGATGAGATCACCGTGATGCAGTATACGGGGGTAGATGATCATAAAGGTGAGAAAATATATGTCGGGGATGTTGTAAGAATTAAGTCTGATGATGACGAGGAAGCGACATACTCACAAATCAAGTTTGAGATGGGCGCATTCACCGTAGATTATGACTTTGGTGATTATAGTGTTACAGCTATTGGATGGGCTATGGACAACCTAGGCTATTCTGGAGGTCAACTGAAAGTAGTTGGAAATATATACGAGAACCCTGAATTACTAAAGAAGTTAATTTGATAATTGTTCTTTAATAACTGCGAGTGTGGCTCGCAAGAGTAAAAGCCTAGAGATGTTATCAACGGGTTATAAGAAGGTAGATAGTGTAGTTGGCAACACACACTCGACAGGGTGTATGCAGGTTCGAGACCTGGCTACTTCCCATTCGCAGTTGTGAGAGAATAAGTTAAAAACAAAGATACGTGAGAGATATTCACTGGCAAAAGGAAGGCATAGATGCCAATCCTAACGATATTAGGCATATCTATGAGTTAGAGTCGTTAGAGCCGTTTTTCCGATGGATGCATAGCATATCGTGGAAAGAAGAGATAGTAGGGTACGAGTGTATGAAGGTTGGCTTGATATGGTACTGTCTAGCAGTTGTGAGGGAATAATAGACCGTTGAGTGTACCGTATTGTACCGTATTGTACCGTAATTAAATTTAGTGATGATGGTATGAGAAATTATCCAGAAAAAACTGACTATGGCTACGAAGAGACTATGCAGGACATTAAGAGAATGGAGGCTGAAGAGTGGATGCTAGACGCACTGAAATTGAATAATTGTTACAACCCATGGGGAAATTTCGAAGATCACATGAGCTCTAAGTCAGAGGGCTGGGGTTCACCAGTTGAGATCGATAGAGTGTCGGAGCTGTGGAAGTTGGATAGCTGTAATGAGGTTGTAAGTTTCTACTTTGATGTAGATGCTGAGGGCGAGGAATGCCCTAAATGTGATGATGGTGGGGAAGTCAACGGTAAGACATGTTCACAATGTGAAGGAGAAGGGTATTTCTACACAGATAAAGCGACATTGCGACTACAGCTATGGATCTTACACCCACGTAAGGGAGCATCGCGGGGAGTATACCTAAAAGAGATTAAGAGATCAGAACTCTCTAAAGTTGTGAGCTACCTATTAGAAGCTTCGGAAAGAAATCAAGAACGATTCTCTAAACTGAAAGACTTTAAGAATGACTAACCTTTGGGATGATAATGATCAATGAATAAATACGAATATACTTTTATAGCTCTCAATATTGACGGCATGACAATGGGTGATATAAAAGATAAGCTAAACAAATATGGAGATGAAGGCTGGGAAGTAGTCTTGATTATTGTAGATCATATATTACTTAGGAAGATTAAATAACATGCCACTAGAAACAAAGGGAAACAGTAAGTGGAATATAGATACCCTGTCGGAATTGTTGTTGTTATTGTAATGTTGGGATTCATTATCTATGATTTTATTGTTGGAAGAATTAGATAGGATTTGGTATAATGGACAGATTTGGTAAACTAGTGTGATTCACCCGCAAACTCTAGCCGAGCAGTAAACCCCTTTACGGGGGTTTTCTTTTTTGATAATGTGAGCTCATGAATAAAAACCGAGATAAAGGAATAAGGTGGGAGCTTAAGTGTATGAAACTACTAAAGTATGCCTTCCCTAATATCCTCAGTAGTAGATACGCCTCAAGACTAGAAGATGACAACTGTGTTGACTTGGTTAATACGGAAGACTTTGCCTTCCAGTGCAAAGCAATGTCTGTTGTTCCACCCCTCAAACAAGTCTTTTCTGATATGAAAACTAATAAGACCAAAGTAATACTGTGGAAGAATACTAGAATCACAGGAAACTCTGGGGAATTTGCTATAATGAAGTTAGAAGATTACACAGATCTTTTAAATGATTTGATCGATTTTAAAGAAAATGGCAGAAACGTTAAGTAAGATTAAAGGTCCTAGTAATAAACCTCTCAGTATAAAACAGCGTAAATATCTTAAGGGTGTTATGTCAGGCATGCCTAAGGTAAAAGCTGCTGAGTATGCTGGTTATGGTAAACAACCTCGCAGAGATATTGGTAGAAAGATTGAATCCTCACCTACTATGCAAAAGGCTTTCAAACTCGCCATGAAGCAGGCAGGGATTGATGATGCTAGTATTGTGAGAGTGCTTAAGGAAGGTCTTAGTGCAACAGATCTAAAAGGTAAAGACGCTATTGAGCATCCTGATTATGGGGTAAGACTCAACTATGTTCAATATATCAATAAGGCCCGTGGTATTGAAGCTACTTCAAAGCTTGATGTCACTTCTGGTGGTAAGCCAATTAGTTTTGGATTGGATAAATTATTAAACCCAACTTTAAATGAAGAAGGAAATGAGTCCGATGCAGAAGATCAAGAAGATTAACGAGCCTTTTAAAAAGAGACTCGAGAAGGCTTGGGAGAAAGTTAAGGCTAAGTCTAGCAAATAATGAATGGCCTTCAAGAACTTAAGCCCTCCCAAAGAGAGTTTTTTAAGGCATTTCTTTCTCAGAAATATGAGTTTCTACTTTATGCTGGCCCTGCAGGTACTGGCAAGTCTTTTGCTACTGCTGCTTTGGTTAGCATGCTCGCTAACGATTTCCCAGACACGAAAGTGGTTGTGGTTAGAAAGAACCTCACCACTGCCCGCCGTACAATCTGGGACACCTATAAGAAAGTCTTAAAAATATTGGGCCTTACCTACAAGACTAACGACTCGCTGATGACTATCACTCTGAACCCTGGATTTGTTGATGATCAGGGCAAGTTATTAGAGTCTGTTATCCAGTTTATTGAGGCGGATAGATCCAAAGATCAAGACTGGAATAAGCTCAAGGGTGTTGAGTGTAGTTTTATACACATTGAAGAGGCTAACGAGATTGAACAGGAGGCTCTTTCTATTCTAATGACTAGAAAAGGTCGTTGGAATGAAAACGGCGTCCCTTCACCCATTTTCCTAACCTGCAATCCTTCTATCGGTTGGGTTAAAGAAATGTTTTATGATAAATGGGCTGATGGTTCGCTGTTGCCTCCGTATTACTTTGGACAGTCCCATAAGAGTGAAATGCCTGAAGCTTACAGAAAGACTTTAGAGATGCTTCCTGATAAGGAAAGGGATAGGTTTCTTGAGGGTTTGTGGACTTATTCGGATGATCCTAGCCAACTCATTAAGTTTGAATGGATTAAGGAGAACTTATGCGAGAGACTTACATCAAACTACACTCATATTTCAGCAGACGTTGCCAGGTATGGGGACGATAGAACAGTATTTGCATACAGAGCAGGCTTTTCTTTGGTTAATTATGAACCCTTTGAAAAACAAGACACCAATGACAGTGCGGATATTCTAAAGCTTAGAATGAGTGAGAACAAAATAGGTTATGAGAATGTCACTGCTGATGTTGTGGGTCTTGGAGCAGGACTGGTTGATAATCTTAAAAGAGACCAACTTTATATTAGAGAGTTTAACTCTGCTGAGAAGCCTGATGAGGATTATAAGACCGTTTTTGACTTTAAAAATAAGAGAGCACAGTATTATTGGAGATTAAGGGAGGGACTTAAAGAAGGTCTTATTAAAATTATTGATGACCCTTTAATAATTAAAGAACTGACCAATATTAGATACAAGATTGAAAATAAGGTAATATCTATAGAAGCAAAGGACGAGATCAAGAAGAGACTTGGTTTCTCTCCTGACATTGCAGACGCCATTATGATGGCATTTGCATTTCCAAACGGAAATGTTACTATCTCAACAGGGGAAAATGTCTTTAGGACTACTAAGGGCGAGTCTAAGTTTGGATGGAATAAATTATATGGCAAAGCTGCCAAGTCTGGATTCTGAAATTGCGTTATACAAAAAGCAGTCTGTTAGCACACTTTCTAAGTCTCTAGGCGCACCGCGTGACTACTTTCAAGGCCAGTATGAACGAAATGAAGCAAGACTAGATACCGTTGACCCACAGGACTATCGTAAAATGTGGCAAAATGACGGCCAAGTTGCTGCTATTGTTATGCTACCAAGACTTATGCTTCTTGGTGCAGGGTATGATATTGTCGCTGATGACGATGCACAGGAAGAATTGGAATTTGTTAAGAATAATCTGCTCACAACCTCTGCAAACGGAGGTATTAAAACTTCACTAGACAGTGTGATTGAGGACATGACCTATGCCCCTTTCGAGGGTGCTAGATATTATGAGTTAGTATACCGCTTAGAGGGCGGTAAAATTCTGCTTGATAGAATTGCCAGTAGAGATAACCTAATCTGTTACCCATTGGCTGATGATAACGGGTATTTTGCTGGATTTATGCAAAGGGCTATCTTTTTTGGTAAAACGAAAGAAGTATTGATCCCTAACGAAAAGGCTGTGGCTGTTATCTTTAATGAGGCTTATGGTGGGCTTCGGGGCTTGCCACTTCTTAAGGCTGCTTGGTATCACTGGGATAAAAAGCACAAATTGTACTTTATTGCGCATTTAGCATCAGAGTTGCAGACCATACCTCCTAAGATTCTTTCTGTTAAGGACTTAGACCAGGCTACCAAATCAGCCATTGAGGCTGGAATTGACAATTTAGGATTGCAAGCTCGTATTACCATTCCTGAAGGAAACGCAACTATTGAAGAGCTGGGCAATAAGGGCGCTCCGACTGTTGGCATACAAGATCTAATCGATCATCATAATTCACAAATCTCTAAATCCCTACTCGCTCACCATATTGACCTTGGTACTGCTGGTTCTGGAGGATCTCGTGCTCTTGGTACTGCTCAGATTGACTTATACCTTGATTTTCTTCGTGGGCTTAGAAAAAAGATTGAAAACTCGTTTAATGATGTCATTATTCCACGGCTTGTAGACTATAATTTCAATACAAAAAAATATCCAAGGCTTATTATTAATGATTTGGCTGATAAGAACAAAGAGCTCATACTTGAGACATTTAAAGTCTTGGTTGATAAAGGAGAATTGCCAAACTCTACAAAAATGTCTGTAATTAAGAAGGTTGCTGACGAGGTTGGTATAGAGTTTGACGAAAAAGAGATGGAAGTACAGTTAGAGAAGGAAGAGGTCAAACAAGATTCGCAACAGGAGGTAGTCATCAATGAAGAGTTGGACAATGTAGAGCTTGCTGATGTTACAGAGCAAAGATCATTAACCGAGGATGAAAAGAGAGTTGACTTTACAAGCATCAGTTCAAAGATTGATAGACTTTCTAACGACTTATACACAGAGTTATCCGCACTCATCGCTGGTAATAAGGACGAGGTACTTGCGCAGATAGATACGATACTAAGTAGTGGCCAGGTGTCTTTATTATCTGATCTACAGGTGGCTAATAGAAATGAAATCATTGTCGTGATTGAGAAATACCTTAACCAGATGTACGATTTCAGTAAAGTTAAAGCCGCAGACGAAATTGGTGTTGGTGCACCTAAGACAGACTCGCAACAGAAGTCGCTTTTGGTTATCGCTGCCTCAAACGCTGCTGCTAAGTTGATTGAGGATCTCAAAAACGGAATTATTAATATTGTTCGTACTGATATTACTAATGGGGTAGACAGTGCCACTACTAAAGTCACTGTGTCTAATGAGATTGATAATTACTCACAGGAAAGACTCAAGATTATTGGCGAACAGAACATTATCAACACAATGGATCAGGCTAGAAGATATACATTTAAAGAAAATGAAGGAGAGATTGTTGTAGCTTATAGATACTCTGCAGTTCTTGACTCTAGAACCACGCAGTATTGTCGAAGTCTTGATGGTAAGGTCTTTATGGTTGGCTCTAAAGAGTTGGCGAAGGCTACACCACCAATTCATTTTAGATGTAGATCAATGTTAGTAGCTATTAAAAAGGAAGATAAGATAAGCGATGTAGTTACGCAAGATATTAGATCATTTCCAACTTTAGCAGGTTTTAAGAACATGCCAGCATTCTTCTCAGAAGAAAAGGAGAAGCAAATCGAAGAAAGCGCAGCAAAGGTACTAAGTGAGGGCTTTACTAGCTCTTTTGATGAGACTATCTTGAAATTACTAAATAATGAAGAGTAATAAATCCAAACTTAAAGCTTACGCCTTAGCCGAGGCTGTTATTCAACGCCAAGAAGCAAAAGCTCAAGCTGAGATTATTAAGAAAGCGGTCGTCCAGACTGTTAAAGCGGTTGCTCCATTTCTCAAGGGAGATAAGGGAGATCGTGGGCTAGATGGTAAACCAGGACCGCAGGGTGAAAAGGGCTTAATGGGTGCTCAAGGTCTTAATGGTAGAGATGGCGCTAATGGTAGGGATGGTTCACCTGATAGCCCAGGACAAATAAGAGACAAACTTGAGAGTCTTAAGGGTGCTGAGAGGTTAGATGCTAAAGCGATCAAGGGGTTTACCCAAATGATCTCAAACTTCTATGTTACTGCGGGTACTGAGGCTGGTGGTAATGGTGGTGGGGGTGGGGGTAGTTCTTCTGTATCTGACGGTGGAATCCATAGTATAAATGGACTTTCAGCCCTGTCTCAAACCTTAGTTGTTGGTTCTGGTGGTAACGACTTCGGAATCTCGTCTGTTGGCTCTGCTCATACCTTCAATTTGCCTACGGTTGGTGCTTCTGTACGAGGTGTTCTAACTCCTGCACAATATAGTGCATTTATTGGCTTTTCTGCCCTTATTGCTGATGTTGGGGCTTCTCTAGACTCTTATATCCCTGTAGGTGTGGGTATTTCAAGTTATGGAGGGTCTACCCAAATGCCTCGAGTTACTCTCGATGCTTTTGGTAGGGTCTCTGGTGTTTCTTTGGTTAATATTGCTTATCCAAGTGTTGCAGTTGCTGATGCGCTTATGGGTCTTAATGGTCTAACAGCGCCTTATCAAGGATTTACTACTACATCCAGTGGTAGTGACTTCTCAATTAGTTCAGGCGGTTCTCTTCATAGTTTTAATCTACCTAATGCAGGGATATCTTCACGAGGTGCGCTAAGTATTGCGCAGTACAATGCTTTTCTTGGTTATTCTGGTTTGATTGCAGGTCTTGGCTCAAGTTTTGACGCATTTGGTGGCTCTTATGCCGATTATCAGACTCAAGTAGGTGACAGTATTAACTCAATAGGCATGAGTTTTGATAGCTTTATTGCTGGTTATACTGAATTTGCCTCTGGTGTTACAGAATCTATAAACGCTCTTGGGGTGAGCTTTGAGAGCTATATAAACAATATAGGAGCTGGAATTAGTGAGTATGGCGGTCCAACTCAGGTTGCACAATTTAGTGTGGATAGTTTTGGGCGTATTGCAGGAGCTTCTATTGTAGATATTGCATACCCTAGTATTCCTAACGCTATATCAAGTATAAATGGGCTAACACCTTCGTCACAACACTTGGCAGTTGGTAGTATTGGTAATGACTTTGCGATAAGCTCTATTGGTAATACCCATACATTTAATATTCCTAATGCAGGAATCTCTAGCAGAGGCTTTATCACTCCTACTGAGTTTGCTAACTTGGCTGGCTATTCTAATGCAATTGTAGGACTAGGTAATAGTCACAATACCTTGGATGGCCAGTTTGATACATTTGTAGTCTCTTCAGGTAATTCTAATACCGCTGTTGGTTCAAGTCTTACCACCTTTGTGACGTCTGCTGGTAATAGTGTGGTTGCAGTTGGCTCTAGTAGTTCTGCCCTAAGCACAGCGTACTCAGCCTTCGTAACAGCTTCAGGTAATAGTGTTGTTGCAGTGGGAAACAGTAGAGTAGCTTTAGGCGCGAGTTTTGATGCGTTTAGGACTATCTCCGGAAGTAGTATCACAGCAGTTGGATCTAGTTTTAACAATTACTTCCCTATTGGTGCTGGAGTGAGTTCTTACGGTGGTTCTACACAGGTTGCACAGTTTACTGTAGATGCAAGAGGACGAATTCAAGGGGCTAGCGTGGTAAATATTGCTTATCCAGCAGGTGGCGGCGAGGCTAATACAGGTAGTAACGTTGGGGTTTCAGGAGTTGGGGTCTACGATAGTAAAAGTGGAGTTGATCTGAGGTTTAGGAGTATAGCAGTGCTTTCGCCGTTTATGTCGGTAGCTCTTGGCTCTTCTGGTACGGTTGATCTTGGCTTTAGTGCTGGAGCTTTCGCTTTGGGATCAAGTTTCTCAGCTTTCTCAACTTCTGCAGGCAATAGTGCAGGGGCTGTGGGAGCTACAGCATCAGCAATTGGCTCAACTTTAAATAACTATCTAGCCATAACACCAAAGACAAAGACTATTACATTGAGAAATGTAAGCTCCGTAGAAGATGTATTTATGGGGTATATGGGTACAACAGTCACAATCATAGGGGTGAGAGGTGTTGTTGGTGGTCTTAGTAGTCCTGCTGTACTTTTCGATGTAGTCAAAGGTACTGATGCAAGTGCTGCTGGTACAAATCTATTTGCAACTTCTCAAACAGCAAGCAACACAACTACAGGCGCAACATTTGGGGTGACTATACCCGTAATTAGCCCTGTAGAGCTTCTGAGAGTCAAGACTCTTGGTTATACAGGTGTTGTAGACAACTTCAGTCTAACCTTATTCTTACAATAATGGCAGGATTAACATTACAAGTCAGTGCGTCAACGGATGATGCAAGAAATATCAATGGTGACGGAACGTTTAACGCTACCGTAGTTACCCAACATCTTGGAATCCTGACATCAGTTGATTATTGGACTGGGCTGAGGTGGTTGGGAGCCTCTGTGCCACCTGGTGCTAGTATTGTGTATGCGAAAATTGATCTGTTCAGTTCAAACACATCTGCTGGCTCGACTGCGAACGTAATCTTTTACGGCAATCTCACTGGAAACGCTACTACTTTTGCAAATAATACTGCCAATAAACCAGAAGGTAAGACTAGAACAAGTGCATCAGTAGCACAAAGTTTTGGTATTGCTAATTGGTCTGGAATTGGTTTTGGTAAGGAGCTGATAAATGTTGAGAGTCTTGTACAAGAGATTATCAACGGTTCTGGCTTCTCCTCTGGCAATGCGATAGCAATTGTAGGACACGATAATGGATCTGCTAACGATAACTATGTTGCACACTCCACTTTTAATAGTAATCCTGTTAGAGGTGCAATACTCGGTATCGAATATAGTGACACACCGCCCCCTGCTGCAGAAATGGAAGTTTACATTATCGACTAGATTGATTTAGATTCTAAAAATTGTATAATGCACTTAATTTAATTACAGGGGGACTCTGCAATGAAGCCAAACAGCTTTTCTTTTAATCTCATTATTCGAGATAATTCCGATTGTATTATTGAGTGTTTAGATTCAACCCTCCCTGCGGGGGCTTTTGGTTATGTATTTTGTGATACAGGCTCGAAAGATAATACCGTTGAGCTGGTTACTAAGTGGTGTGCTGATAACGGTAAAGAATGCACTGTAGTCAGCTTTAAGGATACTTATGGTTATGATTGGGACGATACGAACTTCGCTAAATACGACTTTGGTAGTGCAAGACAATTGGCTCTTAATGAGACTAAAACTCCGTTTATGATTTGGCTAGACTCTGATGATGTTCTTGAGAATGCTGCTATCCTGCCTCAGATTGTGGATAACATGATTCGAGAAGATCTTGGACAAGTTTTACTACCTTATAGGTATGGTGTCGACCGTCATGGTAACGATATTGTTTACCACTATAGAGAGAGAGTGATTAGAAACAGCCCAGGACTTAAGTGGAAAGGTGCTGTGCATGAAGTATTAGAGTTTCCTGAAATGCCAAAGACTACTGCTATGGATAATGTTAAGTGGAGGCATAAGAGAAAGCCTCAACACGTTAAAAGAACTGGTAGAAGAAACCACCTTATTATGCTTAATGAGTACGCAACTCTTGATAAGCAAAAGATGAATAAGCCTTTAAGACTGCTGCAGAACTTTGCCTATGATCATTTTGAGCATAGAGAATGGGATAGTGCTTGTAAATACTACTCTGAGTTCTACTCCACATATTTGGAAAGAAGTGCTAGCTCTAGAGAGCGTAAAGAACATGAAGGTAGCCTTGGTTATTCAGTCCTAAACTGGGCTCGATGCGAAATGGCTAGAGGAAACTTTGAAAAGGCTGAGGAGTTGATTAATAAAGTCAAACATGAAGACGAGACTGATAAACAGTTGTATGTACTACTTGCTCAGATTCGTTTACAACAAGGCAAATATGATAGTGCTGAAATGTATTTGAGTATTGCCAGAAACACCGCTATAAAGCCTTCTCTACTACCTATTAACCATGTTGGAATCGCCCTTGATGAGGTCATGCTAAGTGTCGAAGTATGCAAAGCTAAGGGAGAATTTGAGAGAGCTTTAGCAGAGTTGGATAGAGCCTCAAGAATTACACCAGACGATCCAAGAATAAGAAATGCTGGTATGGAGCTGAATGCTCTCATCTCCCAAAGAGAGGGATTTAATGGGTTTCTAAATATTAAGACACAACTTCTAGATGATGGTAATTTACAAGGTTTAAATGCCCTAACGCAGGCTGTGCCATCCATACTATCCCTACAAGAGGGTATTAAAATGGCCGTTGAGGATATTAAAGGTTATGTGTCTGAAACCGTAACCCTGAGATCTCAGCCAATGCCCGAGAATAAGTATATTGTTATCTTTACTGGTCCAGCATTCGAGAAGTGGGCAGGAGACTCTAGAAAGAATGGTATTGGTGGCTCTGAAGAGATGGTTATCGGCATTGCTAATCACCTTTCTAAGCTTGGCAACAAGGTTAAAGTTGTGAACGACTGTCAAGACCTAGCAGGAGACTATGACGGTGTTGAATATGTAGATTTTAGAGAATATAAGCCTGATAGTCCTGATGTACTTATTGTGTCTCGTATCCCACAGATGTTCTACTACCAAACTAACCACGGTATGATGCCTAAGAGACTGTTTGGAGCTAAGAGGCAGTACTTATGGTTACATGATACAAGTTACGGTAATGTTATGCCTATGGGGCCTAATAATGCGGATGGCGTCTTTGTACTTACCCAGTTTCATAAGGATATTATTAAAGCCTCCCACAATGTTAATGATGCGAAAATGTGGATAACTAGAAACGGTATAGAAGCAGAGCACTACGAGAAGCTTCTGAAAGAGAAGAAAGTTAAACGCAATCCTAAGAAGCTTATTTATTGCAGTAGTTATGATCGTGGCCTACTCGAGTTCTTGCAAATTTATAAGAAGATTAAAGCAGAGGTTCCTGATGTTGAGGCCAAAATCTTTTATGGTTGGAATACTTATGATGCTAGAATGAAGCAAATGCCTGAAGACTTTTGCGACCACCCTAGTGGGCTGTCTATGAGGGAATATAAGGACGCTGTAGTGAAGTTGATGGAAGAGGTTGGACTTGAAGATGGTGGACGCATTGGTCAGGATGAGCTTTTCTTAGAAATGGCATCAAGTAACATCTGGCTTTATCCAACTTGGTTCTCAGAAATTAGCTGCTATTCGGGTGATACTAGGGTTCTTACAAGCGAGGGTGAGAAGCGTATAGACTCTCTAGTATTGGAAGATAAAGTATTTACCCACGAGGGTAGACTACAGCCTATAAATAACCTGCAAAGAAAGTCTTACAATGGGAATCTAATAAATTTAAAGGTCCAGAATGGTGATAAGATTAGATCTACCCCTGAACACCCTTATCTAGTATGCAGAATGCCTAAATTGTCTGCCCGGTCTTTTAATAAGTCAATAGAGAGTGGGGTTATGTGGAAGAAAGCGGCTGATTTGATTGTAGGCGACCTTTTAGTAATGCCTAGGCTTGATATGGGTGATGGTCTTAGGACACTTGATCTAACATACAACGGCAGGGTTAACAACTTCAATACAGATGCAGGCCTACTAGAGGGTGTAGACAATTTAGAAATCGATAGCGAGCTTGCACAATGGATAGGTTATTTCTTGGGAGATGGGAGCGCCTCCTTAAGGACTGGCAAAGTCAATGTACTCGTTGCTGATAAACGTAGCGAACATAAGTGGTATGGTGAGTATATGGCAAGATTTGGTAAATTACACACCAGGAAGCTTCGAGGTTGCACCGAATACTTCGTGCATAGTTATAAACTGGCTAGAGCCCTGAGAAGATATTTCTATAAGAACGGCTTAAAGAATATTACGTCAGATGTATACTCAAACCAGAATTGCAGTAATATATTAGAAGGCTTGCTAGATGCGGATGGACATCTCAATCGAAGAAAAGACACACATTCAGTTAATCGCAGTTTTACCAACAAGTCACTATCCTTAATAGGCTTTGTAAGGATGGTGCTCTCTAGGGATGGTACTGTTGCTCCAGTAAACCAACGGGCTCACAAGAATGGTAGTGTGTCATACAGCATGACCTGGAGTGAGGACACTAAGGTAGGTTTCTATGGGGTAGACAGTCGATATATCTACATGCGTGTTAAGTCAATATCCGAGGAGCAATATCAGGGCAATGTATATAATATGGAGGTCGATTTAGACAACTCCTATATTGTTAACGGATTCGCAGTGCATAATTGCATCACAGCCATGAGAGCACAGCTTGCTGGTTCAATCCCTGTTGTAACGCCAGTCGCTGCTCTTAATGAGACTGTTAAGATTGGGTTTAAGGATGCTGATATGGATAAGTTAGCCAATAAGTGTATTGAGCTGATTAGAGATCCAAAGAAAGCTGAGGAGATTAGAAAAGAGGCGATAGAGGCTGGTAAACAGTTCTCCCTAGAGGGATTAGCCATAGAGTGGAATAAATTTATGGGAACAGTATTATAATGGAGATAAATAAGGACGTAGCCAAAAGAGTACTTAGTGATATGGAGTATAGAAAGGAACAGACTGAAGATACTGGGTATGCGGCGTATGCAACAATTAGGGAGATTCTCACTGCATTGGCAGGAGAGCCGTGTGGGTTATTGGACTTTTATAATAAATTAAGTGAAAAAGACAATGGCAAAGAAGACAATAAAGAGAGCAGTGAAGTGGTTAAACCTGGGAGCGGATCTAGGGCCAACAAGCCAGTACAAAAGACAGGAGGGGTGGACTTACAACGACCTCTATAGAACTGAACATTTGACTGAGGATGATTTAGTGCACGATGCTTCTAAGATTGATGAAGTGGTTGAAGAGGGCTCTGTTGAGAAGCTTGTTGCTACACACTTACTAGAGCACTTTAGCCATAGAGATACACAGGATATATTAACAAGATGGTACAAAATACTTGCTGAGGGTGGTGAGCTATACATTGAAGTGCCTAACTTTGAGTTCCATATCCAACTAGCAGCACAAGGACGCATTGAAGAGGCGATTAGATACAATTTTGGTGGCCAAGAAGACGAGGGAGATTATCATAAGACTGCTTTTAGTCCAATGAGTTTACAAAAGCATCTTGTTATGGCTGGATTTAAGAATGTTGAGATTACACCTGGTTCAAGTATTTCTGCGAGAGCTTATAAGATTAGCGAGAAAGAATAATGAAACTACTATTTTGGTGTCAAGGAGCAGGAGAGTTTAGTATTGCAAGATACCTTTTGGATTATTGTATTGAGAAAGGTGACAGTGTGATGCTTTTCTTGGATAAAGGTACTACTAGACTGTTATCCGAGGAAGACGCAATGAAATATAGCCTATCTGAGTATGATCTGCAGGACTGGGATATGATTGGGAGAATCAAGGTCACTATTGATACCTACAAGCCAGATGTTTTAGTTATGCAACCAAGTAGAACTTGGCAGTCTATGATTACTCCAGAAGATTTAAAGGATGTTAAGCTCAAGATCGGTTTAGAATGTAATGTTTATTTCAGAGGAATTGATGCTTACAAGTTGGACACAGTCAATCCTTCTTGGTTAGATTTCTTTGTTACAACATTCGATCCCGAGTTTTCTGCAGAATCTATGAGGCTTCTATACGGCACTGATAAATTACCAAAAGAAATTGAAGACAAGTACAGATGCTTTGGCTGGTTTGCTCCTAAGCTTGAGAAGAAGCAGTCAGGAGATTATATCTTTGTTTATACTGGCTCTGGTGTCACTGGAAACCAATGGTATGCACAAAAGATCATGGATCTGATTGGCCCTGAGAGAAATGTACTATTAGTAGGTGCGGGAGACCCAGTTATTGGAAACTTCCCTAATCTAACCAAAGTACCAGGACTGCCAGGAGATGAATTTGAGCAGGCTTTGATCAATGCAGACTATGCCATTCTTCATGAAGGGTATGGCTCAATTGGTAAATGTTTAATGAATAAAGTGCCATTCGTATCAATCAGAAATGGTACTAAGTTTAAGTATATCGAAACCGAGCCTCTTAATACTTTAGGGTATGCTAGAGCAGTAGACTTTAAGGATCTTGATAAAGACAATATTAAAAAGCCTGGACCGTTGTATAAAGACTTTGAGTGGGGAGTGCCTAAGACATATGAGTTAATAAAAGCAAATGTATAAGAAACTAAAGGCAGTATGGCTTAAAATTGATGGTACGCCTATCTTGGATGAAGAGGGTGAAGGCATCTCTGTAAGTTACACTAGTAATACAGATCAACAAAGAGCAGCAAAGCTTATATACTTGTTCCTGAATGCCAATCAAGATATTCGTGAGTATATATTTACAATGTTTAGATTTACACCAGCAAATGACTCGAGAACCACAAGAAATAATAAAGGAGTATAGCCAACAGATGAATGAACTGGCCATGCAACTGCTAATGCAGAACATGGCTAGTAGATTCACTGGGAAGCTTGAGGTATGGTTTAATAATGGGCAAGTTAGTGGTGCTCATAATAACCAGCATTTCAATGGAATTAGCATCGCTTTTAACAATATAGTTCTCTATACAGAAAAACCTGTTGACATCCCTCCTGAAAAGCCTTAGCATCTAAATAGCAAAAAACAATTTATTTAGTAAATTTTGCGACCGACATCAAGCGGTCGCTTTTTCTTTTTATATGGATAGAATATCACTAATTAACAGTTCGCCAGAGCTCATTGAGCTTGGTGAAAAGCGCTTCAAAAAGCAGATTCTTCGAAAAGGAGAATGGGAGTATGGCGGTAGCAAACTTAGTATTACACAGGAAAAGTTAGAGAGAATCAAGAAGAACTTTGAGGACAGAGTTATTGAAAACCTACCAATATTTAGAGGGCACGCTAGCCAAAAAGAAGCTGAACAAAATCCTAATATTGTTGCTGGTTATATTGAAAGTTTGGAAATAGATGGTAACGGTCTTAATGCTGTTATGTCAGTGGATGATAGAGCTGTAGGGGACGTTGGCAAGATCTATAAAAATGTAAGCGTTGCATTAGATGAGGCATATAAGGATCACGAGACTGGAGAGTTTAAGGGTGATGTATTAAGACATGTTGCTTTGGTTATCGAACCTTATCTAAAGAGACTTAACCCAGAGTTTATTGCTCTCTCTGAGGATGAGGATAAAGAGATCGTAGAGTTTAATTTAAATGAAGATGTAGATATGGCTAAGAAAAAGAAAGCTGAAGCTGTTGTAGAGGTAGAGAATATTGAAGTTCCTGAAGCTGAGGTTGTTGAAACCGAGGTTGTAGAGGAAGTAAAAACAGAGCCTGTTATGGACGCTGAGAAGCAAGAGATTGCAGATAGCATTCAAGCAGCTAGTTCACCTGATTTAGAGCCAGCACCAACTGATGAGGGCGTTGCGCCAGCGGAAGGTATTGTTGAAGATAATAAAAAGGATGAGAGTACAGAAGAGAAAAAAGAAGAGGAAGTTATTGAGCCTGTAGAAGAGAAAGTTGAGCTTAGCGAAACTGAGAAGCGAATCAAAGACCTAGAGGAAGAGTTAGCTAAGAGCAAAGAAGTTGAGAGACAGACTAGAAAAGAAAAAATCGATATGGAATACACAAAACTACTTAGTGAAGGCAAAGTAGTTCCAGCACAAGAGAGCGCCTTCAAATCTATTATGGCAAGTGAATCTTTGGTACTTTTATCTGACGGTGAGGAAAAGAGTTTGGTCTCGCTGTTTGCAGAGTTTCTAGAGGCTTCTCCTGTAGTTGTTGAATTTGGTGAAAAAGGATTCAACTCTACTGACGGAAGCATCTCACAACTGAGCGAACAGGAAAAATCAGCGTTTGACTTCATGGGTTACGATAAAACGAAAATCGAAGAATATCTTGAGAAGAAAAAGAGCGGTAAACTTTAATTTAAAATAAGAAAAGAGTATGGCAACTACAACAAATAGAGATCACTACTTTTCTGATGGTTGGATCTACGATTATGGTGTTGCATCAGGTGTTCAGGTTTATGCAGGCACAATCTTAGAGACAAAGGGAGGAAATGTTCGATCAGTAGTCGCAGGTGCTACTACACTTGCAGGTATAAGTGAAGATAATATCAATAACACTTCTACCAACACAGAGCTAACATCAATCACAGCCGCAGGGTTAAGAGCGAGAGTTAGAGTTCGAGGCATTGTGAGACTTAAAGCAGCTGGTACACCAACTGCAGCAGACATTAACCAACAGGCACTCCCTGTAGATAATGACACTGTAGGTGTAACAAATGCGTTTGGAGTTTCAGGAGGTGTGGCTACACTGGGCATGGTTAGGGGATTCGGAACTGTTCCGTATAACTACTACGATGTAGATTTATTCGTAAAATAATAATTTAATTTAAGGAAGTAAGAAAATGTTAAGTATTACAGAATTTCCAAAGAGTATACTTCCAGCAGTTAGAGACAATTTCGAAAACGGCCGTAACCAATACGTAGCTAGTGCGGAGCCATTTGTCATGACTGTTGACTCTACATTACCAATTGAAAACTACGTTTTCACTGGTAACCACGATGGACCTAAAGAGTTCAAAGGAGAAGTAAGATATCATAAATTAAAAGAGTATGGGTACGCACTTAGAAATAAGGAGTATTTTTCAGCTCTTGAGATTGAGTATGAGTTGTTAAAGTATGAGCAGACTGGAAGAATTGCTCAAAAGGCAAGTAACTTCGGTTTTGAGTGGAACAGAGGTATTGATAAGATGGCTTTTGAAGCTATCAATGCTGGTGCTTCTACTAATGGTTATGATGGTGTTCCATTCTTTGGAGCTTCTCATGTTGACCTTGATAGTGGTGTGCAGTCTAATGTATTTACAGGTAGTTCTACACTTGATGAGACAACTCTAAGAATCCACCAGGCAGCTTTTGCTAACTGGAAAGATGATAGAGGTGAGGTTTCTGGTCGAAAGATGACACATATCTTGGTTAAAACAGGATCTGTTAATCATATTCAGGCCAAGAAGCTTGCTAACTCTCAATACACAGTTAATGGAACTAACTTTGCGATGAATCCATTTGCTGCTTCATTTGAGATTATTGACTCTCCATACCTTGGAGACTCAATTCAGTTTGTTGGTTTAGATTTATCAGGAATGAACAAGCCAATCATTCGTCAGCTTTCTGGAGAGATGATCTTCAATGCTGCTGAAAGAGAATCTGAAGTATTCCTTGATAGAAAAGTGTATAGATATAGCGTGTTCCAAGATTGGGCTCATGGCTACAATGACTGGAGACTTGCTACTATTCAGCTCTAAGTGTGATGGCTGGGCTAGTATATCTAGCCTAGCAATCTAATTTAGATTAGGAGGCAGTATGTTTACTACTGTTCAAGATATAAGAGAGCGAGCTGGCTTTCTGAATTTTGCTATAGATAAAACTCTAAACCCTGTAACGGGCTCGAGTAACGTATGGTTTGTTCCTGCTAAGGATTTAGAGCGTTTTGTGCCTCGATCTTACGATGGTGCGACTATAGTTGGCACTAGCGATGTTGTTGTTAAGCATGATGGCGCTTCTGTGGGTTATTCAACTGTTGATAGCTCTACAGGTAGGATCGTACTTTCTGCTGGTTATGCTGTTGGCTCAAGTCTTACGGCAACTTATGCAAGTAGCCCTATCCAGACACAAAAGGTATTGGACTATGGTGCTCAGGCTCACGGTACTGTACTTTCTTATGTTGGTAAGAGATATGATTTGCCACTTGGTGTTAGTGTCCCACTACTTTCAGAGCTTGAAGCAAGACTTGCTGCAGCTAGACTTCTTCAGGATAGTTATGGAGTGTCAGGACAAAATAGTGCTGAGGATGGTTATCGAATGGAAGAACAGATTATGATGAGACTTCAAGGGCTTGCGAGTGGAGAGTTGGTGTTGATTGATAGTGATGGTAATGAAGTACCCAACGATACAGATATCAACACTGGGTCGGGCAATGCTATGTCTAGTGGTTCTAGGGTTGAAGGCTATCTGTTTATGCCCGAGGAAGAGGAGTTTACGATTATTGATCCACTAACGATAAGAAGAATAAGAACAACCAGAAGAAGATGAGTATAACTATTGAAACTAACGCAGTACAAAGGAGATTTGGGAAGTTGTCTGATTTGATTGGTAATAAAACTAAGGATTTAATTGAAGATGTTGCGGGAGTGGTGCAGGTAGGACTAGAAGATAATTTCTCAACACAGGGGGGATACCTGGGCAGGTGGAAGCCACTTAAGCAGTCAACCATAAAGGACAAGAATAGAAAGGGTTTTGGATCTAGAAAGATGTTGGTCAGAACAGGAAGACTTGAGAATAGTTTTGATATTAGAAATGTAAAGGCTGAGTCTGCAGAGGTTGGGTCTTATGGCGTGGGCTATGCAGAGTATCACAATGATGGAACAAGAAATATGCCACAAAGAAAGATCGTTGGAATTACTGATAAGGCTAAGAGAGATGTTGATGGTCTAGTTACTAAATATTTAAGAAGGGCAATGAGTTAATGTTTTACTATGTAAACAAACTAAAAGAAATACTTGAACAGAACCTAGGGGATAAGGTTGGTTACTATCTTGTAGGCACGATTGAGAATATCCCTAAAGAGGTGGCTAGTAGTAACTTCATTCTTCTGAGACCTGTTAGCTCGATCATTGAGGTGGCTGATACACAGCGTGATAGTGTAAGGGGGCTTATTGAAGTATATGTTGGGACTGACATTAGAAAGAACTGGGATGAAGATGACTACACGACTGCTTTCTTGGTTGATTGTATGGACATTATGGAGGGTACGAACGATAACGGCGTTTTGAATACGAATACAGTACTAGCCCAGGTTAGACAGAATATTTGTAGCAGTTGGATAAACCAGAGCTCTTTGGAGGTAGATTATACTAACCAAAGAGATGAGGAGTATACATACACAATTAAATTAACAGTAGAAATTTATGATCAACGCAACAGGAATAATTAACCTTAAGTACATTGGTGGTGTGGAGACTATTATTGTGGGGTTCGGTTCGTTTGAACCTAACCAAGAGATTGCAGTAGACAAAGAGGTAGCGGAGTTTTTATTAAATACAAGGTTATTTGAGGTAGTGGAAGATGAGATTGAAACAGGGGAAACAGATAAATTAAGTAAAACTAAGTAATGGGTTGCCCAGTATATAAAAATATTGCTTACAATAAGCAAACAGGTTTCGGGATCTCCATTGGAGTGGGTAATGTCTATCTTCCTGTGATTAACTTCGCTCCTAATAAGGATGTTGAGGCAACGCCAGTAAATGAGACGACTAACACACCAAAAGGACTTAGACGTGCTGTGAATATCAAGGATACGGTTGAGGGTAATGCAACATGGAATGTTGATATGGTTAATATTGGTTATTGGACTGGATTGGGGTTTGGTGGTGGTGTTACAGCAGTTGCTGCTGGTACATCTGCTAGTACTTATACATTCTTTCAGTCTTCTAACTGTCAGTTGACTAGCGCTAGATTCGATGTAGACAAGGCTGGATCTCTTGAAGCTTACCAAGACATGTTTGCTACTGAATATACTTTAAGTGCGTCTGACGGGCTTATAGAAGGCTCTGTGACACTCTCAGGCTCAAGACAGATTGCAGGTGCTACATTTACACCAGCCATAACTGACACAAGAGTATTAACCTTTGCAAATGCTAAGTGGTACTACGGAAATACAATTGGTGCTGCAGGTGCGACTATTGAAATTCCTGTAACAGACTGGAGTCTTACTTATAGAACAGGTGGTGAGGGTAAGTTCCAGAGTGGTGCTAATTATATTACTAGACAGGATTTGAACTATGCTTCTCTTGAGATCAACATGACCAGATTCTTTGATGGTAGTTCAGGTGCACTTGTTACTAGAGATAATGTTTATGTTGAGGATGGTGAGCGAGGAATGAGACTTGTTCTAACTTCTGATAGCGATAATGTTGTTGCAGGTACTACTCCTTATATGATGACTTTCGGAATCCCTAAAGTGAAATTGATGACTAGTGAGAGAACGTATAATGCGGGTGAGCAGGTTGTTGAAACCATTACAGGGCAAGGTCTAGTTGATGATACTTCAGGAGCTATTTGTGAGCCAGTACTTATTAGTAGAAATGGTTTGACATTCTAAGACAGGGACGTATTAGTGCCATGCTCTCCCTGTGCGTGGCACTAATTAGAAAAACAGGGAAGATAAATTATTAAACAGGGGATATGGAGAAATTTGTAATCAATGATGATTCAAGATTTGGACAGAGAGAAGTCTCACCAGACTTTGAGCCTAATATTAAAATTGTGCTGGCTGAGGATATAAGTGCACCAGATTTCAATAAGCTAAAGGCTTTGGTTGGTGGTGGTAAGGAAAAGGAGTTTGGAGACCTGTTATTTAAAACGATGATCCTTGATTGGAATTTGTATGATAAGGATGATAAGAAGATTGAGATAACTACGGACAATATTGATGGCAAGCTTCCCAAGAGACTTGGTAGTTGGATAGCAAATGAGGCAACAGAGAGTTTTTTCGTTATAGCGAGTGGACCGAGCAGGAGTACTCAAGAGTCGCCAGACAAACAGTAGGGACACTCGAGGCTAGTCAAGCGGTACAGCCTGAATTAACGGAGTTCATATATAGACAGAAGTTCGCAATGAGCTATGAGGAGTTTAAGAGAGTCCCGTACAGTGTGTACAGGAGAGACTGGGCAATAATAAATACTTTAGAAGAATATAGAAAGAATCATTCGTATGGCTAAAGAGGACTTAATTATAAAAGTAGAGCTACAAGGCTCAGAGACTGCAGAGCGTAAACTCGCCAGTTTAGATAAAGCCGTAGGTAAGGATAAAAGCTCTGGGCTTACTGGCGCAGTATTTGCTGCTAATGTCGCTTTTGGTGCGCTACAGGCAACCATTGGACTCGCGGGGCAGGCTGTGAGTTCAGCTACTAAGTTCTTTAACGACTCAAGCAGGGCTGCGTCTTCATTTGAGAGGTCTATGGTTACACTTGAAATTATATCGGGTAAGTTTGATGTCTCTGTTAAAGAGGCTCAAGAAGCTGCAGCTGAGCTTGGTAAAGAATTACGAATTGGTCTAGGGGCTTCGGCAGCGGGCCTGCAGAACTTACTTAAAAGCGGACTTAATCTAGACCAAGCTAGGGAACTTCTAAAGAGATTCACAAATGAAGCTATTACTGGTAAGTCTGAGAATATTAGCTTAGCACAAGCAGTTGAGAACTTGTCGTTTGCGTATGCGACAAACAACTCTGCGTTAGGCAATCTTTCAGGTATATCAGAAAACTTTGAGGATATTATTAGAAAAGGTAGGGAGGCTTTAATCGCTGAAGGTGTCGCAGTTGCGGACATTACAGACGAGACGGCAAAGCTCCGCGGGGTAATGGATTTAACCAATCTAACACTTGACTCTGCTGAGAGATTTACAGGTACACTTATTGATAAGCAGGCGATACTAGAACAGCAAGTAACTGACCTTAAGGTTGAGATTGGCCAGGGGCTAAACCCAGTATTAGCACGTGTTATTGGCTTTATTTCTGAGACTGCGCTTCCAGCAGTAATAGCTCTAGGACGTGATGGATTTGAGTGGTTTAAAGGTGTGCTGCAGGATAATAAGCCCGTGATTGATGATATTAATAAATCAATCCGAGATGTAATTGAATATATGAAGTCTCCAGAAGGGCAAGAAGCTATAAGACAGGTGGGAAACCGTATCAAAGAGATCGGTAGTGAAGCGATCCAGAATAGCCTTAGATCAGTAAGAGATATAATAAAGACAACTATAGACTATTTCAAGTCTCCTGAAGGCCAGAAGGGCGTAAGAGACTTTGCTGATGCGCTTAATGCGGTGGCTGGTGCAGCGAATGCTGTCAGTGGTGCGATTGGTCCTCTGTACAGTAAAGCACTTGCTCTTAATGGTTTACTCTCTAGAATATTTAACAATCCAATCATGCAGATTCTGTTCAACCCTATTGGCACTGTAGGTAAAGCCTTCGCTGGTCGTTTCCACGATGGTGGTATGATCCCAGGACCAAGAGGTGCTGAAGTACCTAT